TTTTCCAGCCGCTGTTGCAGCCTCCGCTGTATTAGCTGCAACTACTCCGCGTGAATTTGCTTTTTTCGTTTCCGCAGACGCTGTGTCTACAGCCATTTCCTTAACGGCTCCTATAATTTTTTTGTCTGACGCTTGTTTCTCGATAACCCCTTCTATCTCTTTTGCTTTAGTTAGTTTATTAGTCAGCTCTGTAATGTTTTCAATCATTTTACAGATTGACATAAACGAATCAATCACATTAGTAAGCGTATTCCAAATGGCCATAATCCTTTCCCATTCAGTTGCATCAACATCATTCATTACATCCCGAAGATTACTGAAAGCATTAACTATCCGATCGGAACCGCTTGCAATATCTTTCACACCTGAATACAATGACTCATCTAACTCCTTGCCGAAGTTCTTAATGTCTTCCTGGACTTGCGCTAACTTTAATGCTTCTTCCATTGATGGAACGTTGGCCATAGCATTGGCGATTTCATCTGACAGCGTTTCTCCGATGATTCTTGCTTCCTCTTTGTATTTATCTGCTAATTCTTTTGCCTTGTCTAGATTTTCAGAGGCGATATCAGCTTTGGTTTTCTTGTAGTCAAAGGTTGTATCGCGAGGCTTTATTTTAACTGCAGTAGCAAGTAATTTTGCATTCAGCTGCATAACTGAAATAAATACATCTGCCTCATCTCCAATGCCTTTAATGCCAGCAGCAGATTTAGCCGCTTCAACGGAAAGTGAAACTATATTGGAATTCAATTCTTTCTGAGAGATAAGACCTTTGGCTTGCTGTGCTTGGGCTTCCCTGACCTTTGTATTGTAATCCTTCTGCACCTTCTCAAACTCAACAAGAGCGGCATTCTTATCTTGATTTCTTATCGCTTTCTCAGCAGCGGTCTTAAGATTCTGAAAATATTGACTCTCAAGTACTTCTTTATCACCTGTTCCTTTGGCTTGGGCGTACATCTTGATGTTCAGTTCTCCCAGGGCTTTATTATACTCTGCCTGAGTGATCTTTCCGATCTCTAACTCAGCGCCTAGCTCCTCAAATTGTTTATCATAAGATTCTTGCTGTTTCTGAAGATGAGTTTTTTTCTTTTTGTCATCGTCCGGATCAGTTGTTGGTGTTGTAATTGTTGTGCTTCTAGAAATCTCATTTCCTAATCTCAATTTCGCATCACTGAGTATTTTTGAGAATTCAATATAAGTGTTCAAATCATCCTTTAAGCCATTTTCAAATCCTATAGCGTCAACCATTGACACTTTATGCTTTGCTTTAAACCTCTCTTCTTTAACCAAATCTCCGCGAGCTATTTCCCAATCAGGAGCCAATTCCTGTACTGTCTTCCCGTTGTAGGATTTTGAGCCTATTTTGCGTAATTCATTTTCGCTTTCTGCTACTTCTTTTGCTGCCAGTTCGGCTCTTGCTGCACTTTCAAGCAATTCTATGCGTTTAGATATTTCTTTGTTTACATCTTGGTTGGTTTTTAGCTCAGTACCGAGAATACCATTGATTTTCCCTAATATTTGTTTTTTGTAATCTAGTGATGAATTAACTTTATTGTACTCCGATAACAAGGCTTTAACTTTTACGATTTCTGAGTTCGACTCTGCCGCATGATTCATTCGATTCAGATAACTGTTAAACAAGCCCTTTATTCGTTGTGACTCTTTATAAGCATTATAAAACTTAGCAACGATAGCTCCTATGACCGCAAGTATTGCTGTTGGAGCCATAGAAATGAGAGTTGCCTTAATTGATAACATTGCTTTGCTGAAAGCCATTTTGATAGAAGCGCCAGTCTTTTGCGCTTTCCATGCAACTTCATCAAACTTCTGCCCTGCATCCTTGGCCGCCCGACGTGCTGCTGACTTAGCGGCTAATTCGGCTTTGGCAATAGAGGAAATAATTTTATTGACCAGCCGACTTGTAACCATGACTAAAACAGCTGCAACAAGATAGGTAACAATGCTTTTTATATTGTCAGCAGCCGATTTAACAATATTGGTCAGCCAGTCTATCAGAGCTTTATATTTACTTTGTATATCCGTGCCGTTCACTAACTCTGTAAAGACGTTTTTCAGGCGATTTACAGATGTTTCCAAGTTATCAGTATCAACGTTAGGAATCATCTCATTAAGTGCCTCAGCAAATTTAGGAAGCACATCCTTACTCATCAGTTTACCCTGTTTGAGCAACTTGTCCAGACCGGCAACAGAAACACCTGCAGCTTTTGCCATAGCCTGAAGAGCAACAGGAAGACGTTCTCCCATTTGCAAACGAAGTTCTTCCGAGCTAATTTTACCTTTACTCATCATTTGAGATAATGCAAGCATAACTCCATTACTGTCGTCCGCACTCATACCGAAGGCCGTACATGCCCGAGAGACGGATTCGAATACTTTTCGTTGATCGATCATGGACATACCGGATATGGAAGCAGCCGCCGTGAATTTTGCGTAGTTAGCCGTCAGAGCATTAATCTCTAATCCGTATTTTTTAGCCAGATCGAGCAGATATTTCTGATTATCCGCATATTGGGACATCGTGCCGGAGACATTCTTCAATGCGGTGGTAACACGGTTTGTTTCTCTCGCTACATTGATGAATCGGGAGACTAGATTGGTTAAGCCAATGCCGCCTGCACCTAATGCCGCAGCGAAGGTGAGAATCTGCATCTGCATAGAACGAAAGGCTGCTTTTACCTGATTCGTTCCTCTTTTGAAATTCTCTGTTAAGAGATTTATCGCTATACTGAAACTTAAACGTCCTGCCATTATTCTTCTCTTTTTGACCAGTTTACTTTATTTATATCAAATAATTCCCCAGCAAGGAATTTCTTTAAATTATCCTCATTCTCTCTCATTACGCGCTCCGCGTCTTTCTTCATTTCTTCTTCCTCCCATGGAAATATAATCAGATCTCTTGCCCCATTTTTCATCTTTCGGGCATCGATATGAGGGAGAATGGTGAGGTATGTCCATATCCTTGCACTTTCCATGTCTTCTTTACGTTTTTTTTCATACGCTTCTATGTAGAGCGGAAGATCGCATAATTCCATTTCGTTGAATGCATAATACGCATCTAATCCGGACATAACAAGTGTAGAAACAATACTGCCTATCATTTCCGGGGTGCCCTCATTACTACCCTTTCCCGTACTTTCCTGTTTCTTTTGAAACTGGCTTAATACTGCTATTTCCCGTTCTAACTTTGATACCATCTCTCGCACCAATTTTTCATTTGAAAGGGTCTTCCGGAAGACATCGAGGGTATACATCACCCCTTCGCTGTTACAGATCGTTGTTGTGTACAGTAGGGCATCTACGTCTTCCCGGTCTGAATAATCCATTAGGGAGAATGATTTCTTCCGAAGTTGCTCCCAGCGAACGATTGATTTTATTGTTAATCCAATTTTCATTGTACCGCTATTAAAAAAGGCGGCCATCATGGGACCGCCTTACTGATATTTCTTTTATTTCTTCCTTATGCAACTCCATCTTCCAAAGGTCCTGTACCCTGTAGGGATATGGAGCTTGTACAAATAGCACCATTATCCGCTTTCAGAGACAGGGAAGTAATAATTGCTTTTCCTTTAACGTATTCTTCTCCTTTTGGGAAATCCCCGTCAGCTTCTTCCGTTTTTGCAAGAACGAACGGGATAGGCTTACGCTCTACCATCATCTTTTTAAGTGTGGTAAAAGAGGCGTGTCCGGTCTTTAAGGACAACATGCTTTCACAAGATACCGTGTACCCTAATTGCCCTACTAGAAAGTCCTTCCAATTACCCGACATCTTGTTTGACGTATCAATAGTGTCCGCCGAAATATCAATACCGCATGACGTGCCGAACGCGATTGGTGTCATAACTGCCGGATTCTCACCCTCCGCCGGAGTACTTTCTATATAGACCATCAGTCTGTCACCAACGATCATATCACTACTTGAATCATACTTTTTTGCCATAATTTTCAATTTATTATTTTAAAATTCTATATTAATCACTCTCGTTACAGTCTCACTAAAAACTTCATGACTTGTATATATTTTCCTGCCTCATATTCCTCTGTGTCATCTTCCAGGCGTATCTCCATCTCCGGATCCGTATACCTTCCTTCAAGAGCCTTAACGACCAGTCCGGCTATATCCTGCGACCGTTGGCTGTCGGCACTCACTACGCAGACATATACATACGGATCTCTTCTGGCAACTCCCATCTTGGTCGTATCCTGTATGAATCCATCCCGTTGCAGGGTGATATAGTCTCCTTCCGTTCCTTCGTCCGCTACAAGCGGAAAAACATTATCACCGACCGCTTCCACAATAGACGCATCATCCAATAATACGCCTCTGATTTCCTTCGATGCCTCGTAATGACTAATTTTCATGATTTACCATTTTCCATTCGTTCAACTGCCCGTACTATCCCGTCCATCACCGCATTCATGGCTTTACTTCCATCTTCTGTCCGAGTGTCTTCCCAATAACGCAAAGCCGGTCCGTGTCCTCTACGGGCGTAATTCTTGGTGCGGCGAATTCTTGTTCCCTGGTCCAGAAGCCAGCTATGATTTCCTATCGGATAACCAAATCCAGACAATACTCCCAGTTTTTTTCTCTTCACTCGTACACGAAAAGCTTTGATAAGATTTCCTTTATGTCCATAAGGAGATTTCATGCGTGATTTCAGCCTCATCACTCCACCTCGTTGCAGAATAGAGCCTCCGGCGTATAAACCGGCACGTACAGTCTTATCCTTTTCGAAGTTTTCAAGACCGTACACAAGGTCTTTAACCTTGTCCGTATCAAGTTGCTTGACTGTGAGTATATCCATTACGTATCGCTTTTTATACAAGTTATCAGGCAACTGTTATCCTGATATTTCCTGTTTATGTCAATTATCCGATAAAATTGATTGTTATACGCGATGCGGAAAGCCTCCATCATTTTTTGATGAAATCTGCACCATAGCACAATTTTCATATCAATGAATTCCTCCTTCGCATTTAATCCATCCCCTATATTCGGCTGCGCTTTCCGTCTTTCCGCTGGTACGTTTGATAATCCCGGGATTGGATCGTAAGACTTCCGAGGTGATCCGTTGGGATTCTTCCCCTTCGTTTCTTTTTCGAACGTTATTCTTTCACGTGGTACCATCCTCTTCTGCTCCTCTGAATTTTATAAATGGAGCCGACAATGCGGCAGCTCTTCCTATGCTGTAAGGCTTAGAAAACACAATATCGGAACGGTTATCATAGAAATCACTGATAGTTATCAGGATAGACCGTCTCAAATCTCTGGGAATACATCCCTGCTCATCCTCATATTCTGATAGAGAAGATTGCAGGCGGGTTTCAAGTGCGGCCTGGGCATCCAGGATGCATCCCGTTATATACTCGTCCTGCTCTCCATAATCCACAAATCCGGGAATTTGCATTTTAGCTTCCTCTAGGGTAATATACTGTTTCATGCCTTGTTGAAGTAAAGGGACGGGGCTGCCGTCCCTATGTTTTTAAGCTTTCGGAGTTTTCTTTGCTATGGCAAAAGCCTCCGTACGTACAGTCAGCATATCGAAATCCGTATTCAGTACGAAATAGATAAGGTTTTTCTTTGCACCTGTATACGGATCTACTATCATGTGCATTTTCCCAAACTGCCCCACAAGTTCGTAGTTGAATATACCGAATCCGAGAACACCGTCTCCAATGTATTCTGTCATGAATACCGGATATCCGTTGATTTTCCCGTTTTCAAGAATCATCAAACCACTGCCGGCATCTTTCGGGGTAGCTTCCAGTTCAGCGTAAGTCGTTGCCGAACAGACATAGGCTGCTGTTCCGTCAAAGACGACACCTGTTTTTAATACAGCTCCCTTCAAAGCCACCACGTTCTTCCATGTAAAGTCAGCACCCGCTGCGGTAGTAACTGCCGGGGCAGCTGTAGCAGCTACAAAGCAACCATCAGACGCCTTTGAGGTAATCTTGGTTGTCTGGAACATCCATTTGTTCAGCAATCGCTCTAATCCCATTGTCATTTGGGTACGTACGATTTCAAGCAATGCACTATTGCTCTGATCTATCGCACGATTACTTACGGGGATAGCCAATGATACCCGTTTGGGAGACGGCTTAATTTTAGAGATGTCAATTGTGGTGTCTGCTACCTCCGCATTTTCATCCTCGATAGTAGCTTCAATGCCGGCAACAACAGGCAATACCCAGTCACCTACAAGACCGTACTGCATTTTGCACCCCACCTTACCCAAGATTAAGCCTTTTTCCAAAGGCTGGATGATTTCCCCGATGGTCATCGGAATGAGAGGCGCCACGGTGGTGGTGTCTTGAATCGTAGCGGCACGGGTCAAAGGAATATCTATGGAATTTCCATTCATGATCCCGTCGCATCCTTCTGGAAGAGAACGGTTGTGCACAAATGAGGCAACCGCTCCGGCAAAAGCAACTTCAGAGCGCATCTCCTGTTCGGATACGCGTTCTTCATCATTTACCATACGGGCCGTACGCAATTGGAGAATTTCTTTTTCTTGTACCAAAGCCTCTTTTTCTGTAATTTCATCCGGTGTCAGGCTTCTTTTATTGGTATCCAATAAGTCAGCCATTTCGCCCAACCGAGCATTGATTTCAGCGATTCTCGCTCTGTTTCTTCTGATTTCTTTTTTCATGATTAAAATTTTGATAGTTTACGTAATTCTTCTATTTCTTTTTTATAACTCTCGTCCGGATGTTCGAAGGTGTCTTCTATACTTCGTACATTCACTTGTGTTCCGATGTAAGCCGGGCTTGCCACGATGCTTATTTCACTGATCATATCAATTTTATGCACTTTTCTAAGCAAAATTCCGTCAGACCGTTTTATCCATTCGACGTTTTTCCGCTCATCGGTCCGATATCCGAAAGATGATCCGAACAAATCTCCTCTTTTCACCATTTCAACGGCAAATTTTCCATCAGGAGTATCAGGAGCGTCCAAAGCATATCCCAAACCGTAATTATCCAGGTGGAGTCTCAGCGATCCGCTTCCCATGCCACTCCGAGCGAGGAGTCTTTCTTTGTTATGTTCCAGAAGCGCTCTGATATCACTGCGTTTGATCAGTTCCTCGTCAACAGCTCCTGCCTCTATGATTTCAATAAAGCATTTACGCAATACAGGATCATACATATATTTGCTCTCTTGACCAACTACTACCGCATATCCCTCAATTGTTCTTTCCGATACCAATTTGGGAGATGCCTCACCGCCAAAACTTCTGATTTCCAAATTTTCCATGCTTGTTCCTTTTATACTGCTGACGTTTCCTTATTCTTGGGTGGCACTTCTTGCGGTTTTTCCTCATTTTTATCTCCGTTATTGCTATTATTTAACACTTCACCGTTTATTTTCGGACTGTTGATAGGAGCTACGTTGCAGCTTATCATTGCGACATCTCCTCCATCCACAGGCGGCATTCCCCTTTTTTGGCGGTATTCATTCACTGTATAAATTCCATACTGGATACACTTCTCCATGTTTAATGCCATCGTTTCCAAGTCAGTCTGATAGAATGCTTCCAGATCAAATTCAATGCGATATTTCGCGGCAACACTCCTGGGGATTAATTTCACAAAGAACTCATTTGCAATTTGCCGCAAATAAGGCTGGATGGTATCAGTCATATATTGCACCTGACTCATCTCGCTGGCTTTATAATTTTGACTTTGTCCGGCAAATGCTTTGTCAGGGTGGACGCCATAAAAGCGACACAGGTCTAAAACAGAGAATTTTTGCTTCTCCAACAGCTGGATATCAGCAGGGGACATGGAAAGCTGGTTGAATCTTAGTTGTCCGGGAAGATATGTGATTCTTTCACCGGATCTCAATTCTTTCCGGAAACGGTCGGAAACATCCTTCAGCTGGGTTTCGTTGTATTGTTCGTATCCGGTTGTCTGATCATCGTCGTTACCACTGATAAATCCCGAATATGTGCTGCCGGGCTGAAACATATCAAGACTCTTCTCGTCTGCGCTGTACGCCACACTCATAATCCGGAAGGCATATCGGATTGTACTCTCTCCTGTATATCCGCCATCCAGGCTTATATTGCGAAGATGAATAATTTCATCGCATTCAAGAGATTTATATATACCGTTAATGGGGTCGTTTACGATATAGAAGTTCAAAAACTTATCATAAGTAACGCTGCCAGGACTCAGTAATGTCAGACTTTTCGGCTCTCCTTCCGACCAGTCCGGATAGATATAGGCGTTCCCTAGATTAACTGTCTGTATGATGGCGTTTCTTATCATCTCATATGCAGTCTGCCTGCTGTTTGGTGCAACAGATAACAGGTAGTTGAGTTCACTGGCCTCATCCACCATGAAGACGCCGTTTTTCTTTCTTTTCACCTGCAGAGGCAGGGAGGCAATACTACCGCTAAGTATGGATACGCACCGATATACGGTTGCTAGCTTCATCGCCATTTCCGGCCCTTCAACTGTTTGGGCTTTTGCAGCTATATTGCGTACTGTTACATCTGGTGAAGCTACAGATTCGAAGTATCCTCTCTCCTTGACAGGCTCTTCAACGGGTGCTGTATCCGTTTTTCTTTTCCAAAACTTTAAGCTGTTATTCATTTTCTGAAATTATTATATAAGTAAAAGGTCATTACCGATGTCACAGTACCGTCTATTTTAGCATTCTGAGATTTTTTAATGGGCTTCCTGTTCTCCAGCCTGTCTTCGTCAATGACAGCATTACCGAAGCAATACCAGTTGATCGGATTGTAGTTAAAGGTAACACGTCCGGTCCTTGCTGCTATTTCGAAACTTTCAACCGGGCTGGTAAATGTCCCGTAGGTTTGTTTTATTGGCTGGAGCACTTTCTTTGCACCACTGGCACCCATCATATTCACGAATTCCATACTTTTGTAAGGGTCATATCCTATATTAAGTATCCGTATGCTTTCCCTATTGCGGGCATTGATGTCATTTACTATCATCCGGTAGTCTATCACATTTCCGTCACATAATCGAAGATATCCGTCTGCTGCCCATCTTTCGTATAATTCACGATTCGGATGAGATATCAGCATTTTACGCGGGAAGTAATAATCATTGTGAATATGAAACATCTTGATCTCAGGCAAGTAAATGTTATAGCTTACAGAACTAAAGTCATCACAAACGGACAAATCGACTGCGACCATCGCGTCCGGACGATTTTTCAGTGTTTTCAAATCATTGTCGTCTTTGCACATAGCCTCTATTTCTCCGGAAGTAAACCACACTTTGGCCTCATCCTGCACAAACAGGTTCAACAGCTTGGTTCTGAAAGTAAGCATGTCCTCTGCGGTCATCTGGGCTTTCCTGTACTCATTCTCATAGTAATCCGCCTGTACTGTGATTCCCAGGTGAGGCTGTACCTTTGCCCAGGTGTGCGGATCATCTTCGGCATCATTGACATCCGGTTCAAAGATATGCGCAAAGATGGAGTCGTTCTCTACTTCTCCACGGAGTACTGCCTTATATGAATTGAGCATATTCACAAACGGACTTTCCAATTTATCGCTGGCTGTTGTAATAACAATAGTCATAGGATTGACACGGGCACCCATAGACGATGTAAGGACATTCTTCAGCTCGGCACTATCTGCCTGGCTGAATTCATCAAGAATAACGGTGGACGCATTGAGTCCGTCCAGCTTGTCGGGATTCGACGCAAGGCATCTGGCGAAAGACGTTCTTCCCCGCCTTTTGCTAAATACCTGTTCCCGGTTTATTTTGAAGTTTTTAAACCGCTTGTCAAGACTCTTCAAAATATTCTTTATTTCTCCGAAACATATCTGAGCCTGATCATAGCTATTTGCAGCTACATATGCCTGCGCATTAGCATCACCGAACAGTAAATCATATATTGCCAGTGAAGCAACCGATGTCGTTTTGCTATACTTACGTGGTACGAATAATAGGGCGTCCCTGCAAAGCCTTTTTTCGGGCGTACGGTAAAAACCAAGGATATTGGCAAACTGAAATACCTGAATTGGGGTAAGACGATACTTTACGCGTCCTTTCAATCCCGAAAATTTTAGATTCTCGTAGAATACGATAAACTTCTTGACCTCTGTTGGTTTGAAAATATACGCATCCAGCAAACGAAAGAAGCGAAGGATAGATAACAGCTCATACAAATTATGATCGTCAGGATGACTTATCGCTGATTTCACATAATCCTTCAACCTGATATCCGTTTGGTCAAGCGTATAATCCTCGACATTGACTTCCTGTAATCTTTCAAGTGTCCGGGCCTTTAGCTGTATGAGATCATTCTTTTCCAGCATTTTCGACTTTTTTAATCAGTTCGTCTACTTCATCGTTTTCATCATCCGCTTCTATGGTAGCACGGGTTAAACGTAACTCTCGCAATGCCTTGCGGGTTTGTTCGGCCGCATCCTGCATTACGGAAAATTCGGGATTGACCACTTTATACTCATTATTTTCGCGGCTGATTCTTGTCATGCATACCTTATCCAATTTGGAGACTTCGTCCCGGGCCTTCAGATAAGCCATATATGAGCCGGCAGCAAGAGAGATGGAAATTTCCATTGCCTTAGAATAAGTCCCTTGTTCTCTCATTGCTTTTCGTATTTTTTTCTCTATATCTTCGTAGATTTCCATGCGTCTTTTTATATGTACGCGCTTTCTGACGTATATGGGTGACACTTTCGTATTACCCCCCACGGGTATAATTTGTGCCGCGTGTGCGCGGAAGGGAAGGCGTGGGTTTCAATGGGGAGCACGGGCTTGTAAAAAAATGATACCCCCTTGCATGAATAAATAGTTAATTTTAATTAATATTCACAATTAAGATGATAATAGGGAAATCCCTATTTATTTGATCAAGCTATTTAATAATATCTCATTCTATTGTACATATACAAATGATTATGTATCTTTGTAGTGTCAGATAAACAAAGTATTAACCTTTTAAAACAAAGTCATGAGAGAACTGAATGAACTGGAACAGATTGAGTTCGAAATAGAGAAGGAGAAACAAAACCTTAGAGAATGGAAACGCAAGGTACTTATACTGGAGATTGGAAAAGAAGATGATGAAGAACGTACTGATGCGATACTCGAAAGAATATCAGAACTCCTTGAAAGAAAAGAGAAATTAAAGAAGTAGTAATCGCTCCTCTTCGGAGGAGCATAACTCAAATAATGATATGAGAACATTAGAAGAAGACTTGTTAAAGATGGATAGTTTGCATGGAGATGAACTTGATGCACACTTGTACGAGATGAAGGCTTTATACACCAAGCCGGAAGAGAAAGAAGCCATTAGAAAGCACTTAGATAAGGCTCTTGATACTATCACTAATAATGTCAAAGCAATAGAACGAAAGCTCACAATACGGGAACAGATGAATGATATTGTAGACTTAATACCCGTGTCGTATATTGCAAAGAATTACTTTGGCAAGAGTCGAGCCTGGTTATATCAACGTATTAACGGGTATAAAGTCCGAGGTCAAGTATATACTCTGAATGAGAAAGAACTTGAAATCTTTAATCGTGCCTTAAAGGATATTGGGAATAAAATCGGTTCACTTTCAGTTGGTTAATACAGCTGTTATCTGACACCGCCTTTGCCTGTGAACCGTGCAAAGGCAATTAAGGGAATAGCAAATAACTATTCCCTTTTCTTTTTATTTTAGAAACTTGTCTACAAACGACTCGGTTATCCTTTTGTTATTGGCTTTAATTGCAGCTTTGGAGTGGCTAAACATTTTTCGATGAATATCGGAATGGCAAGCATGGCATACGCTCATTAGATTGGAATAATTAAACATTAGCTGCTTCATCTGAGTTGCTGATGCAACTGATTCTACAGGTGTTATATGATGTACTTCTGTAGCTACTGTAATCCTTCCATCTTTTTCACAGCATTCACATATAGGGGTATTAATGAGCTTTTTAATTCGCAAAGATTTCCATTCTTTGGAATTGATATATTTGATATATGTTTTGTTTCTACTCATTGCTTACTGATTTACAAGAACATCTACGCTTTGGCTTGTTAAATTCTACATGCTTTTCAGCTTCTGAAAGTTCATTAAACATACATTCTATATCGTAAGGAAGGACTTCTGTTTGAGGATCATTCTCAGGGTCCGATGCACGAAGAAAACAATGTATCAAACTTTGTACAATTTCATATACGCTGTTGAATCCGTATTTTGAGGCTATGGTTTCCAATCGTTTATAATTCTCCGGTGTGATCCGGGAATATACTTTTTTAGTCAAAATCTTCTTTTTCTTTCCCATTCTTAAAAGTGTTTTCATTGGTCATTTCTATTCCATCCTCGCAAGCTCCGTTTTCACAGAATGTTTCCTTCTGATGAAATTCACACCATCCGTCTCCGAATGAGTCTTCGTTGGTGAATAGCTTGCATTCACTGCATACTTGATGTATTTTATTCATTGTTCATTCATTTTAAAGGGTTAGTAACTATGTTAATTGGATATCATTCCGAGTTGTTCCTCGAATTGATCCATTACTATTCTTATTATGAGGGTTATATCCAATCTCTATTATCCCATGTCGGATCAGACATTGTTTGCTCACCAAGTTCAAAATCTGATAAACGTTCTTCAAGTGAAGCGATATCCTTTATCAATAAGTCACGTACAGCAGTCCCTTTAAACTTTCCAATAATGCCAGCTTCTTCTAACTGCCCAATGATTCTACCAGCACGATTATATCCAATTCTAAATTTACGCTGTATCAATGATGTATTTGGCATTTGTCTTTCAACTACTAAAATTGCAGCAGCTTTAAAATACTTATCAAATTCGTTAATCATGTTATTGTATGGTTGCCTATACACCATAAGGTTTTATTCGTTATTTTATTTTATTGAATTCTTTTGAGCCATACGGTAGACATTCAACCACCGTATGGCAGTGTGACTACTCAACTATTATCCAATCATTGGAAAACATATCTTGCCAATCAGGTACATAGTTTGTAGCCATACACCCATATTCCGCATCCGGATACACAACTAAACATTGTTCCCGGTAATGGATTGAACCGTCCGCATGCTTACCAATTTCTTTCTTAGCTGCATCCGGCAGTGATTGCATATTGGGTACGATGTTTGATGGTATATCAGAATTAATCTGCTTTACAATAAAGCATTTACCGCCCCATTCCTTACGAGCTATATTTGAACCGCGTTGTAAAGAAACAATAGCTTGACTAAATGTTCCGATTTCGCCAGATGCCAATGCTTCTTTTCCAACTGCACCTATAACATAGGCTGTTTCAATCTCGCCTTTGGTATAGCTACCTGTTTGATTACATAACTTTGCTGCATATTCGGCAGCCTTTTCATCTAATGTTTTCATTTTAATAAATATTTTTGATTAAACATTGAATCCGCTTGTTGAAATTGCTCCGTAAAGCGGTTCTCTTTATATTTTCTCGGTGTAACGCATCCTGCCATCAAGACAAGAAGTGTACAGATAAATAGTATTTTCTTCATTTTGATATTTTAATTAAATTTCTCTTCTATATCTTGATAATCTATGCAGCTTATAGGAATACATAAATCTGGTTCTTCTAATTTGATGTCAGGTCCATAACATTCTATCTTTTTAGCGCAATTAATACATAGATATTGTTCATTTTCCATAATATTCCTTTTTATTCTTGTTATTCATCTTTTTTTCATTTTCTTAATCTCATCCAAAGAATCGGCAATCCACCATAAGAATCCACCGATCACAACCAATGCTATTAGTTCCATTTTATTATTGTTTTGAGTTATATATACTTTTCACTTTCTGATATAATTCCTCTTGCCTCTTTGTAAATGGCATAAAAGAATGATTAAGCCAACGACATATATAGTAGCATTTATCATCAGAGCAATCTCTATTTTCACTTGAAATAATCCAGTCAAACTTTAAACCTCCTTTTGCTCTTGCCATAATAAAAGCGTCTATTAGTTTTGGATGTTTCATCAAGCCTATGTAATTGGAGGTAAAGTTAGCTTTCGGACATACGATGCAACCGACACGACTTTTGTATTGATACTCTGTATTGACAGGCAGATTGTATTTGCGAATGTAATCCCAAACTTCTTTATCCGTCCAATCAATGATGGGCTTCAACTGAATTATACTTGACGTCCCAGTGGACTGGCAATGCTCCTCGAAGTACTCATCGAACAAAGCCTTGTTGCGTTTCATCACGGTCTTGTTTTTTACCCCGAACGTCGTCCGTTCTCTTCTCTTCGCGCTCTCCTCCTTACGCACGCCGACAATGGAGCAGGCATCAACGAATTTCCTGTTGTGCTTGTAGTCTTCGCAGCAGTAAGCGGATTGTACGGTGGGGAGGAAACCTTTGTGGTTCACACGGATGTTGCGGATAAAGCCCTCCTTGACTTCTCTTCGGAAAATAACATTCGGATAATTATTACGGATAAAACGGATGGTGGTGTTACTCTCGAAGCAGTGGTTGAAGTACGCCGTAAACGCTATGCCGCTACGCCTACACAAGTCATAGCACACTTGACTATCCTTCCCACCGGAGAAGCCTAACCGCACCTCAAATCCCATTGTTCTTGATATCTTTGCGAATTTCCGTATTCGCTCAATGGCTTGTTGTTCTATTTCATCTGCAAATAAGTTCATTACTATTCTTGTTATTCATCTTTTTTTCATTTTCTTAATCTCATCCAAAGAATCGGCAATCCACCATAAGAATCCACCGATCACAACCAATGCTATTAGTTCCATTTTATTATTGTAATGTATTCTACTCTGATAATTAAGTATTTCATCATTCTTGCGCTTCAATGCCACATGCTTTTACTTCGTTATACCAAGCTCCTTTGTTTTCTTTAGCCTCAACTGAAAAAGATATTTCGACTTTATCTCCTATCTTTGGAGGATTATCAACAGGACCGTCCCAGCTGTAAAGGGAGAATTTCATTTTCGTCTGATATCTCTCATTGGTTTCCATAACGTATTCTCTTTTTTCCCAATCTTTTCCGTTTTTAGTTGTTCCACGTTTGATGGGCAATTCTATTAATATTCTGCCCGATGCTTTATTTGCCATATATCTAATTTTTAAGTTATAGTTAAACTGCCCTCTTATGTTTGTTACCAAACAGCCCTGCGGGCAGTATAGGACAAGTTGCCGTAAATTGTTAAAATTGAACTTTTTTAAATGTAATCTATTGATTTTCAATTGATTATTTATGCACCATATGGAGCTTTCTTTATAACTAGCTAATTAGTTGATTATCAATAAATTATATTTTCTTGTAAATGGGCGTAAAAATCCCTATCTGATAATTAGCCAGGAGCTTGTCTTTAAATTCTTTCTCCATTTCGCTGATTTCTTCTACGTATTTACCGCATTCTTTCGACCAGCTGTTGGCGAAATTTCGAATTGTCTCCCATTGCTTTTTTGTCAGCTTCCCGTCTATATACATCTGCTTATAATGCTCCTTGTATCGTGTTACTCCGATCCGGTGAATCTCCCTGGCTTTGTCAAGCTGGGAGATTTTTATGCCTTTCAACGCAGATAATTCCCTTACAAAGCGTATCTCTGACCAATCTTTATAGAATATTCGACCTATTTTGGATAAGAAGTAGTAATCTATAAATTCAAGCATTGGTACGGATTGATGCCTGTACATCGTTTCAATACGTAAGATGTTGTCTCCGACTCTCCGGCCTTTCTCTCCGGCTTCGAATGTTTTATCGTAAACCTTCAGAACTTTGCGGACATACTTGCTTTTATTTGTCGTAGCCTGCCGATAGTCATCAAAATTGGCATCATTCCAAAGGGTCCGATCAAATATCTCTTCCATCTGTTTGATATAGCAGTCTGCCGAATGCATCATTTTCATTGTTGTTCCGATCTCATAGTAAGTCACTACTGCGTTTTCGATCTTTACGCATAGACGCAGGAGAAGTTCCTTTATGGTCCTTACAGACATCGCGAAGGTGATTGGACGGCTATTGTCAAGTTTACCGGTCTTTCCCTTGCTGTAGAGCTTGCATATTGAACACGAGCATTTTAAACGGTTTCCCCGAATTTCAATAAAACAACCATCAAAGTTGGCGTATGATGTCGATTTATAGTAAACTTCATCACCTTCCGTGCATTGTTCCAGATAATTCCGGAGAACAATCGTATCGATATCGGATATGTCGATGGTTGCTTTCATTGATATTTTATCGAACATCCTTTTTCAAAGTATGGGCACACCCTTATTCCTACAGATCGCTTGCAATTATGAATTGAACATGAAACCATGAAATTCACTACGGGACCGGCATGTTTACAGTACCAGCAATCGCATTTTATTTTCGAATCAGTCCTTTTTATCATTTCTCTTTTTTCTTAATATTGGTAACTTGTTAATGATGGCTCTCCGGGTGACTAACGGTAACTTACCTGACCGGTGAAGCAGGGTAGTCTTTTTGATACCTACATCATCTTCAGTCAGATAGTCGAATACAGCACTCAATGAACCGAATGCGTAACCTTTCTTTCGGAAGATTAAATACACATATATGACATTCATAATTTTAATAGTTCCATATGTTGTTTATTTGGAATCCTTTATATTGATCCATCCCTTCTCTAGTTTCAATCGTTTGACCTCTTGTCGATAATGGGAGATTTTTTCCCTATAGTCAGCTTCGGACATTTTGTTGATCTGATATTTAGCAGATTCCAGAGAGAGTACTGTTGACTCTCCATATTTTCTTATAAGTCCTCGTCTGTATCCTTCAATGTTTCCGCTATTGTGACGATTACAGGTAATACATTGAGCATTACAATTCTCTTCACTGAACCTGGTAGACATGTGTTCCCGGCTTATATAATGCCCACAATCGCTTACTTCGTAGGGGAATCCATTATTGCAGGAGATACATATAAATGTTCCGTCCTCTCTCACGTCTCTTAAGCGGATGTATTCACTAAAGACCTTATCCAGCGTGTCTTTGAGCTTTGACTTCGTAGATTTACAAGGCATTGCTTTCAAGGATTTTATCGTATTGCTCAGAGTTTCTGAAGCGGATAGCGTGGTCGTACCATAAGCCTGTATTAGCTTCAAATACACATCCATCTTCATCAAACTGAATATCTTTCAGTTTCCCTATGACAGCTATTCCAGAATCGCTGTTTCCCCAAAAGATTGATAGTTCATTCTTTGATGGAATATACTCCAGCTCCTCTGTTATCTCGCAAATAAAGGCTCCCGTGTCATCCGGCTCAAATATTGTTGTTATTCCTTCTTCGGTTGCCTCAACTGTTATGTACCGGCTATGATCCGGTATTTTGTAAGTCCTTTTTGTATTCATTTCTATCTTGTTATGAGGCTTTATCCTCAGTTAATACTTTAGGCTCCCACTCGACAGGGACCTTTGCCCAGGTTCTAAATGCTGTATCAAAACTCTGCAGGTCTTCAAACATGTCCATCTTGCATTGATCATTGACTACAAGGGTAGAGAACTCTTTGAAGTACCGGTCTGCGCATTTAAGGAAGTCATTATGTAATTTCTTCAGGTCTCCAAGTAACAAGCCTTTTGCTCTCATTACGTCGGCGGCCTCTTCTATTAAGCTGTTTGCTTCGCAGTTCAATAAATGAGCAGCAGATAACAGCATATTCAATCTGTCCATGCTACCATCTTTAACGGCAGCATCCACTAAACTTTTTTTTGGTTTCATGATTTTAGTTTCTCATTCTTTCCCGTAGTATCTTCTCTTGTTGCATTGTGCGCTTACTTGGCGGAATGCCTACGAGTAGTAGCTCTGTTTCAATTTTATTGTATCTCAGTAATTCGCTGTTGTATTCAGCGAGTAGCTGATCGTATTCTGATGCAGAGAGTTGTGGAGAGGTCAATCGATTTAATATAGCCTCAGCACGTTTCCCGCATTCTTCCAGTTCGGACTCCAGGGAGTTTCTTTTCATCATTTAGTATTGTCTTTAGACATCTCTTCGATTTCCCGTTCCAGTCTCTCTCTGTGTTTGCCTACATATATTGAGCAGAGAGAAAAGATAAACAGGGAGATCCAAAATAAGACTTCCATTTTCAGACAGGTGAATCCCATCGTTAAGAAGGATATACACCATATAAAGGTTAGGGGTAGAACTCTCATGGCTTTACCGTTATATGACTTTATTCCTAAGTACGAATCGATCAAGACTTGCAAGTTCATACCATATCATTCTTCCTTCTTGTGAGAAAGATACTTTAGCCTCATTCCTTAGCTTTAAAAGGTAGTCCTCTCCTACTCCTAGATATGCCATTGCTTCCTGCTTATTTAACCAGCGTTTTGGAGCTGGTTCTACTTTTGCTTGTAATTTAGTGCGTCCCATAGTTATTCTTCCTCTTCCTTTTTTATCCAATATTCGCAGTTGTCTCGTTGGTTAACAGAAAGTTCACCATCTCTCAGTTCAGTGATGATTTTTCCCGCTTTACATACCGGTCTATAGGCATATACATCTCCAACAAAGGGAACGAACAATTTCTCAACTTTGTAATGCTCTTGAAAGCGATTACCACATGTAGCGCATGCCTTTGTAATCGGATTATGGAAACATTTTGATTCATGCTTCTTCATCACTGATTTCGATTTACTATATTTCCTACAGTAAGCGCATTGATAAGCTTTTATTTCATGCATGGTTACTTCTCCTTTCTTTCTTTTTCTGATTCGAATACTTCATCCAATATTTCATCCGGATAAACTTTCACTGACCCCCAACGTGGATCGTTTACCTTTGAAGGCTCAATGCCACGTTTTTTACATAATCGGCTACATTTATTCCCGATGGCTCCAAAGCGTTTCACATCAAGACTGATATTATTCCGGTTAACGTATGCAACTACAGTGCTACGCTTCAAATCAACAGTGGTACGTTGTCTTAATTCAGACACTTCATTTTCCAACTGTTTCATTTTGTATTCCTGCTCTAATAAGAATTGTGCAGACTGTGCCAGAATCTCAAGTTGAGATAAAGGACGTTGCTTTTCGGTTTCAAGCTGTTCCCAGCGGATGACTAACTTTGCCCTAGCTTCATCGTTAAACTTCGTAGCGATGTATAGACATTCGATTTTAGAGAGTTCATACATAGGTCTTTTCTCGCCTTTTCTATCGGTGTATTCAACCAAGGAAAAATTTCCCCCGTTGACTTTTATCCATGCAGACTCCATTGCACGGATAGCCTTTAGTACATCGCTGTGTGGTTTCTCTGTGAGTTCGGCGATTTCAATTGAACTCATCGTTTCTTTGATAATTGATAAATCTTTCATATCCTTTTCTCCCTCCTAAAGAAAAAAAGCTCAACCTTTTCACAGACCAAAATGTAGGAGTTTGTCTATTACTAAGGTTGAGCCTTCTAAAATTTCTTGTTTTACTGCGGAAACTCCTACATGACCGCATTTTTCTGTCGTAAAACATTCATATATCATTGGATAATTGAAAAGGACTGTCTATCTTTGCAAACGACGAAATAAACAGAGATAGGATTAGGGACGCTTCTCTAACAGCCCTTTTTTGTATCCGTTTGTTTTATTATGAACTGAATTACGAATGCAAAGATTAGAGATTTTCTCATATATTCAAAATAAATATGAGAAAATCTCTAATCTTAAATAGTTAAATAAAGTTTCATTGTTGATTATGAGCACAGTAAAAGAAAGGCTTTTGAAATTTATCAAGGAAGCCAATATAACAACAGCTGAATTTGAAAGGCGAATCGGTGTTAGTAGTGGATATGTTAATAACATATCCAAGTCAATTCAACCAGATAAATTAGAGATTATCTCAGATAAATTTCCTCAATTGAATATAAACTGGTTGCTACTTAATAAAGGTGAAATGAAGAAAAGCTATATAACAATAAATCCAGAACATTGGAATTTGGATTTAGGTAGTTTTCCTGAATACCTTGAAGTCCCCGAACAAGCTAAGGAATTGGTTGAGAGGGTTATAAATGCTGGGCTTGAAGTGACTCCTAGATATTTGGATAATGAAAAACTAGCTAAATCGCTGAAGGTAAAATTGGAACCTATGTCTGGACAAGTAAAAAGGGAAAAAACTTATGACCTTGAAATGGGTTCTAATACTGTTATATCAGAACCTCCCGGGGAGTATAAATCTATAAAATCTCAATTTCGTCCTCGTGTCCCTCTCACTGCTGCTGCCGGTTCTTTATCCGGCGACTCTATCGGAGTAACTTTAGAGCAATGTGAACAGATGCCTCTTATTCATCAGATACCATCTTATGATTTCACTATGTTTATTAAAGGCGATAGCATGTCTCCTCGTTTCGAATCAGGAGATGAAATCGCCTGTCGGCATATTGACCAATCTCGCTTTATTCAATGGGGAAAAGTACATGTCTTGGACACAACGCAGGGATTTGTCATAAAGAGAGTATATGAAGACGGGAATAAGATTCGTTGCGTATCATATAATCCGGAATATGCAGATTTTTCTATTCCCAAAGAAGATATTCTCTCAATGAGTTTAGTCGTCGGAGTGGTTAGTATAATGGAAATGTAATTGTTTAACTTATAAAATACACACACATGAAACAACTATTATTTGTAGCATCATTTTTTTTAGGAGTTAGTATTCTATTTTCTTGCACAAACAATAAACAACTATCAGTAAAAGAGGTAGCTATCTCTTTGATTGAGAAAGACTATCCAGTAAATGGAAGACGAATAGAGTATAGCCAAGTAGACAGTGCTGATGCTGAACTGAAAGGTTACTATATCTATAGAATCTACATAGATGATAATGATTCAATTAAGTTGGAAAATTTTCATTTAAACTATAAAAAAACAAACGTAGATCAACCAGCTTCTTTTATAGTTGAGCCTTCTATGTATAAGTCACTTCTAATTTCAGATAATATATTTACAAATGATTTAAATTCAGATTTAGAAAGAATGGGTTTAGTGCATAAAAATAACATCACTATAGAAGTAGCAGATGAAATACGAAAAGCGGATAGTATTGCTGCAGTAGAAGCATTGGCGGCAGAAGCAGAAGCATTAATGAATGCATATAATTAATGTTATGCGTAATACTAGGATTGATCGTTTTTGTTAAACTTAAAATATAATATCATGGCAGAATCAACTTTCGCTACTTTCATCATCATAATAGGTATTGTGCAATTAATAATGATGATAGTTTTCTTTGTTATGGCTCATAATATTTCAGTAATAAAGAAACGAATCGCCCCATCAGGGGAAGAGTTCAAATCTAGATTTTACTCTTTTTTGTTATCTGGAAATAAAGAGAAAGCAAAAGAATTACTATTTGAAGTTATTTCAAAAAATGAATATTTCATAAGCTCCGCCTGTTATCATACGGAATATAACATATCTAAGGCCCAGAATGAAATAAACACCATTTATAAATGTGAGTTAGAAGCATTAGGGATAGATTCTGTTGATTTGTCAATGCTGAAAAAAAGTATCAAATGATATTCTCTGAGCATTAAATAGAACAAGTCATGGAAAACAATGGATTTATAACACTACTTTGGATATTATGGATAGTTGCTGTGGTAGTCCAATTAGTAGTAGCCGTTAAGTTCTTCGATATGGCCTCAGATATTAAAGCTATGAAGGAGATGATGCAGCAGTCTATGAGAATGAAGCAAGGAGACGATGCTACTCCAGTGGATGATCCTCGGATACCAAAGGTTGATCCCAGGAAGTTCAGATGGCAGATGTGGATGTATATCACCATTGCGGTGATTGGGTTGCTGCTGTTCTTTTTGAGTTAGAATGCCTCCGCTACTGTAGATCATCAGAGGAGCATACCGGAAGCGGAATAATACACGCTCCTATGGGAATATGGGGTTATAAAGTTGTGATACATTGTACTTAATATAAATCATGCGAAAACATAAATATCAAAGTATTATTCATATTCGTTTATTGTATGATAGCAATAAAAGAAAAAAAAGAAAAGCTAAGAAGAAAGCTAAGTGCTTAAGGGTTCGGAGAAATAGTAAAAAGAAACCAAAATATAAACGCGAAAGAGCCAATATAACTTATAATTCGCATCAGAACAGAACTTTATTTGCTCCTGCGCATTTTTCATTAATAAAGTCGCCTGAGGAGGTTATAGGATTTATTAATAAGATAGAACTATTATATTCTGAAGGAAAAAAAATAAGAAGTGTAAAATTTGAGTTAAGAGATATTATAGAAATAGATATAGGAGCTATATGTTTATTTCTTTCTAAATTGAACGAGTTATCAAGAAGGAGAATCAATAATTGGGGGACATTCCCTAAAGATAAAGATTGTAGAAAATTTATTGAGGAATCTGGCTTTTTAGATCGTATGAAAGATATGAATACTGATAAAAAGTATTCGCGCAGTAATAAAAATCTGATTTTGAATAGGGGATTTGATAAGACCGATAATGCCGCAACTGCTAGAGAAATTCGTAAGGCAGTCGAGCATTTGACAGGTAGTGCGCAGAATTACAAACCAATATATAGTATTGCACAAGAAATATGTGCGAATTCGGTTGAGCATGCTAATGAAGAAATGCATAAGAAGAATTGGCTATTTTCAACTAGTTATTTGCAAGATGAGGTTGTTTTTACTATGACGGATATAGGTGATGGCATACTTAAAACATTAAGACGAAAATTCATGAAGCAGCTGCAAGAAGGACTTTTTACTGGAGCTGTTGATATTCTGATTAATGCTTTTGAAAAACAGTATGAATCTAGAACTAGAGACCCAAATAGAAATAAAGGTCTCCCAAAGATTTATAAAACATCATCAGAAAGTTATATCAAAAATTTGATTGTAATAACAAATAATGTAATTTTGGACTTTGATAATCCGAAGAGATCAAAGATCTTAAAAAACACTTTTAAGGGTACATTTTACTATTGGATTTTAAACAAAGAATGTATTGAAAAATGGGAAAAGAGATTCGTAAAATAGCAGTCATTAACTATTCACTTGATCCAGGACCACGTTATGTGAGGCAAGGTGATGATTCTGGAGAAGATTATTATCACAAAGTGCTTAATAACGAGTTCTATGAAGCGTTGATAAATAATGAAATATTAGAAGTTTCATTAGATGGTACAAGTGGATATGCATCTTCTTTTTTAGATGAGGCATTCGGAAACCTTGTTTATGACTATACTTTAGAAAAGGTAAAATCGGCTATTTCTATTATTTCAGAAGAAGAGCCAGAATGGAAGGATATGATAGAAAATGAAAGTTTTAATGAATGGGAACAGCGTAGACAAAATCAAAGAGAACCAGAAAAAACAGAGTCTCATCCCGAATGGTATAGATATAATGGTATTGATTTTCAGAAAAAAGTATGGGTGCAGAAATCGAAGAAGTAGGAGGAACTTTTACAACATCTGATTGGATAGCTATCGCCAATTTGTTTGTGACTAGTTTAATTGGAATTTGGTTAGCGCTTATTGTACAGAAAAATTTCACAATAAACAGAGCTATTAAAGATTATTATATCCAAGAAATTAAAGATGTAAGAAAATTATATGTTGATTTTCTTAATAATGTTTATAAAGGAAATTGTTCTGCAAAAAGCATAAAAGAATGGCTTAAAATCATGTCTAATAGAATTGAGTGTATAGAACAGAGTGTGAATGCTTCCTTTTCTATAGAAGGTAATAGTATTAGTAAAACACATTCAGAAATACAGAATTTCATAACTGGTACTGATGACTTTAACAATGGTTATCGTGCGACTAAGCTCGTTTTTAGGGAGACTACTAAAAACGAAATTTTAGTATACCATACAAAACTCTTGAAATGTTTTACAGAAGTTGTAGTAGAAATTAATCGAGCTAAAAAACACGGATTTATATGGAGAATCAGACAAATATTTAACTGATAAATAATTTAGCCACTGGATACTATAGCTTATATTCCCACGCTGTTCAAATAATCAATAACCTTCCGGTTGGCCTCATCAATCTTCTTCCTGTCAAAGTTAATATAGATTGATGTTACTTCTGATCCTATTTCATGCCCTAATGCAGCAGAAATTGTTTCTTTGGGTATATCTAGTTCGGCAGCGATGGTGGCCCATGTATGGCGGGCCCAATAACTTGATATTTCTGGGAATATCGGCTCCCGGTTTTTCTTCCCACCTAAACCAGTACGGACAACTGGGCCTATCTGCTTAAGTCCAATTCCCATACGATGAAGGAAGTCTTTGTAATTTCCATACTCATCCAGAATATTGATCAGCCAGTCTTTACCTCTGTATTTTTCAATGATCTTCATAGCCTCCGGTTCTACTTTTATTGAATATAGCTTGGATGTTTTGGCTCTATGATACTCTATCCTCCCATTAATTATTTGCTTTAAATTAAATAGGTCAACTGCATTAATACCAATTAGATACAGCATTAACATAAATATGTCTCGGTATCGTTCCTGATATTCTTCGCACTTATAGTCACGCAGCAGTGCCACCTGCTCCGCTGTTAATGATCGTTTAGCAGTCTCCTCCTTCTTTATTTTGAATTTACGGAACGGATAGAGCGTTGTTATCTCTTCGTCAATGGCATAGTTAAAAACTGCTCGTATATTACGTAAATGTAAGGCATAGGCATTAACTTTCATGCCGGAGTCTTTCATGTGTTTTTCAAAACGCCTCATCCAATCGATATCCATTGTATCAAATGTACAAGTTCTATCGAATTCAATGATTTTATTGAGGGTGCTTGTATATACTGTCTTCGTTCCCGGTTTATCTTTCAGGTTTATAAAATCAGTCATGTAGTCCGTGAAGAATTTAGTTTTTTCTTGTACGTATCCTGGCAGATATTTTTCAAGAATAGCCTTAAGAGATTTGTCGGATGTTTCTTTTGACTTTCCATCCATTTCAAGACGAAAGATAGCATTCTCCATATCGTTTAGCATTTTGCGCAATGCTGCATTCTTTGTTTTATAATTAGCTTCTTTATTGGTGAATTCAGTCCCATTCCATTTTTCTTGTGTAGCAGAATAGCCTGTAGAGAGAAAGAAGGTTCCTTTGTTATGGACGTTTAGTTTTAGCGGAAATAGACCGTCCTTCTTTTCTCTACGTGTGTCTAAATAAAATTTAATTGTTGCCAT